GAGGAACTCGCCATCTACGAGCAGATCGTAGATATGGAGAAGGACTTCATGACTAACTTTGGTGAAGTAGAAGAAGAGCTTAACGAGATTCAAGTTGAGGTCGCCTTAGACGGCACCGAGACATGGGGAACCTGTGACCGATTCCTGATCCTCAAAGGTGGTGACCGAGCCGTCATGGCTGACTACAAAACCGGAATCAGTATCATTGATCCGCCAGAGAAGAACTGGCAGGCTAAAGCTTATACAACTGGAGCATTCCAGAAGTATCCAGACATTCAGGAGATCGTTTTCGCGTTCTACGTGCCGCAGCACAACGCAACATTACACCATACATTTACGCGAGACGATCTCCCCACTCTGGTCGAAGACCTAAGCCGAGTCATTAAAGCAGGTGAAGAGATCCGACCGAAATGGGAGACTGGTACACCTGAACTCGAAGAATGTTCTCCAACGCAATACTGTAGATTTTGCAAACATGAAGAGGTGTGTCCTGCGTTAGGTGGACTTGTTATTAGTGTCGCCAAGAAACTCGATACTACGTTGCCGGACATTGACCCGACTGACGTGGACGATCCCGCTCGCCTATCTGAACTATTTAACATCGCTAAGATTGTTGAGAACTGGTCGGCATCGATCAAGAAGAAGGCATTGGCCGCGCTCAAAGACGGCGAGAAGCTTGACGGCCTAAAGCTCCGATCGATGGGGCGGACCAGAAAGATCTCCGACAACCTAGCTTTTGTGGAAATCGCAAAAACTTTTGGGATTGATCTGGACACCCTCCTCGAACAAGTTAGTTTTCCTCTCGCGAAGGTCTCCAAAAAGGTGGCCTCTAGCGAACAACAAGATTTCCTCGATGCCTGCAATGATGCAGGGATCGTAGAAACATCCGACGAGCGACACAGTGTCGCGACTCAATAAACCAGAACCAAATAATTGATATTATGGCTAACACTAAAGAAAATGAAATTGTGGAAACACCCTCTAACGAGCTTTCCACCACTGTAACTGGAATCGAAATTGACATCGATGATATCGAGATTCCACGAATCAACGTCTGTCAAAAGATGTCCGATTCAGACGCACCAGTCGGCTCAGTCTTGTATGACAAGACTTATATTCTGTCAGAACCTAACAACCCCCTTAAGGTGATACCTGTTATCGCTCAAAAGGGCTGGCGCGAGAATATCCCCTTCGATGAAGAGGACGTCCCACGTATCGCGTGGACTAAAGAACAGTCCGCCGCTATAGAGGCAGAATCGGATTGGGAGATGACTGAGTTCGCTGAACTTACGCTCTTGATTCAACAGCCAGAAAAATGTTCCGACCCTGACGCATTTCAGTTGCCAATCGGTGACCACAACTATGCATTAGGTAAGATAAATGTTGGGAAGAACGCCTATCGTTCTACCTACAAACGACTGGCTACCAACGCTGCACTTACCGGACAGCCGATCCACGAGAAGCTCTGGAACTTCACCAGTGAGGAACTTAGTAAAGGGAAATACACTTGGTATAACCCAACTTTGACTGCTACTAAAGAAGCCGTAGACGAGAGTGTCGCAGGATTCGTTAACAACTTCCTTAGTCACAATGCCTAATCAAGACATAGACACCAAACTACTTGAGGACGAGGTCGAGATGTTAAATAACATGGTCAGCCAAGTCGAAGGGCAACTTGAAGAAGTTAGTGCTAATCTTCTGAAGCTGAAGACAGTCCGGTCTGCTATCCAGCACGTAGTCGATACACAAGCTCCATTGGAATTCGATTTCAACGAAGCAGAAGAGTAACCCAAACGCAAGCCCACTCCAGTCTATGTGTCTACTGGAGTGGGTTTTTCTTTGCCTAGACACCAACAAATATGAAAACTTATGCATTAGACTTTGAGACCTTCTATGATCGCGATTGTAGCATCAAGACATTAGGTCCATTGGGATACTTTTCCCACCACTCCTTCGACGCCTATATGGTGAGCGTTGTCGGAGATGACGGTTTAGAGTGGGTTGGCCACCCTAAAGATTTTGACTGGAAACTACTGGAAGGGCAGATAGTCCTTAGCCACAACGCTAGCTTCGATGAAACGCTTTATCTATATGGTGTGACTCAGAACTGGTGGCCAGAAGTCAAGCCAGCCGAGTGGCACTGCACCGCAGACATGGCCGCTGCTTGTGGGTTACCTAGATCGCTTAAGAACTCCACTGCGGTAGCCTTTGATTTGGAGATCTCTAAAACGACTCGTGATAACATGTCCGGAAAGACGTGGGACTCGATGAGCGAAGATTTCAAAAGAGAGGTCGAAGAGTATGCCATCAAAGACTCTGTTCTCTGTTTACGATTGTGGAAAGAATATGAGTCCAAATGGACTCAGTTCGAGCGTGATATAAGCACCCTTAACAGGCGTATCGTTCAGCGGGGTATCCCTATTGACATCGACGCACTCCGTAAAAGTAAGGAGACGATCAATGAACTTTTATTTGAGACAGAGAGGGCAATCCCTTGGGCCGACGAAAAGCCGTTGTTGAGCCGTAAGGCATTCGATGAGCATTGTATTCAGATGGGTATTGAGCCACCAGCCTCATTGGCGAAGACCGATGTAGACGCCCAGAAGTGGATTCGTGTTCATGGTCATAAATACAAGTGGGTCGAGTCTGTTACCAACTGGCGGCGAATCAACGCGATCAAGAAGAAGCTCGATAGTTTTGAGTATGCAACGATGCCGGACGACCGTTACTACGGCGGTATCATGTATTTCGGTGGCCACACTGGTCGCTTTAGTGGTAGTGGCGGTAATCTCAATCTCCAAAACTTGCCGCGAGACGAAATGTTTGGCGTCAATATGCGGAACCTGATCACCGCCCCTAAAGGACGTAAACTCGTAGTGGTAGACCTCTCGCAGATCGAAGTTCGGACCTTATGTTGGTTGTCAAAAGATGAGGAAACAATGGCTGCTATCCAAGCCTCAGATGATATTTACGAAGCCTTCGCTATTCAGTTTGGTCTCTGGTCCAAAGACAAAGGAGTCCTAAAGAAAGAAGACGTCAAGCTTCGGCATAAAGTTAAGGCTCTTGTGTTAGGCTGCGGTTACGGGGCTGGCGCGAAAAGATTCGCCGAGCTATATGGTATGCCTATCGAAGAGGCAGAAGAGGCTGTCGAACTATATCGAGATCGTCTCCATAAAGTTCCTAGATTCTGGAGTAACTTAGATCATAGAATCAAAGGGGCGATGAGTAAAAGAGTCTTAAAACTTAAGATCCCTTCTGGGCGGATTATGACCTACCCGAAGCTAGAAGAAATTCTAAATAGAGGTAGACCCTCTAACTACCTCTGCCGGATTAACCGGAATGGTCAACTCAGGAAAATGAATCTTTGGGGTGGCGTTTTAGCGGAGAATATGTCACAAGCTCTGGCCCGTGATATCTTTAGCCATATGATGCTGGAGATTGATAAGGCTGGCATAGATATTATTTTTCATGTCCACGACGAAGTAATCTGTGAATGCGATGAAAACAAAGCTGAGGAGACCCTACAAACAATTATCAAAATCATGTCCACTCCTCCTGAGTGGATTCCTAATATACCTCTGGATGCGGAGGGTGAAATCTTAACCAAATACCAAAAATAAAATGACCTATCGATATTTGCGTAACCTGCGCGATTCCAAAACAATAAAGACCGACGACCTGAGTAAACTACCGACTCCTAAACCTACCTTTAAATCAAAAGCGGAATATCGGGAGTGGTGTAGTAATCCTAATACTAACCACGTTTTCTACTCAACCTTTGAAGGTCGTGCGCCATCAAAAAGAATAAGTAACGACAACCCCGTCCACAAAGTCTACGGAGTCGTTGCAGATTACGATGCCCCTATTGACTGGAGTTCTATTGAGACAAAATTGATAACTATCTGTTCTGGAACAGAGAAACCTACGTGGGCCTCCAAGACTTATAGTGGCTACCTCCGATTGGTGTGGGAGTTCTCCGAGCCTGTTCCTATTGACCCCTCGATGTTCGACGCCTTCATAATGAACATCAACCGTGAACTACGTATTGATAAACTCTTTGCTGGTTTCGATTCGTCGTCATTCAGACCTAATCAGTATTTTGAGTTGGGTGAGGATTGGAAACAGACCAACGGTCAGGTTCCGATGGGCATTGTTCATTCCGCTCTTATGAAGGCAGCTACGTCAAAGCCGCCAGAGTCTTCGGAGGTCAACATCCCTATCGATGTTATAGCCTCTGAAGTCGAATCCCGATTCCCGAATCGGTGGTTCGGTGATTTTGAAGTCGGAGCCAGAGGTCCACTATTCTGGATCGATGACGGTATTGACCGTGATGGTTGTCAGGTCGTAGAGGATGGTATCGTTTGTTACAGTGATCGGGCTGGTAAAGGGTTCATGAGCTGGTCCGATATATTCGGTAGTGCTTTTGTTAAAGACTACGAGACCAAGAAGATATCCGGCCTCCTCGACGAATACTGGTTTAATGGTAAGTCATTCTTTAAGTTGATGTTCGATAGCGCGGCTTCGATCCCGAAAGATCAACTCATTCTCGAACTACGTCAGGCTGGTTTCTCCACTAGGGTGAAGAAAGGTAAAGGTATCAGCGAAGTAGAGGCTGCGGTCCTCGCGATCAGTAACAACAACCGGATTGACGAGATTGCGCCTGTAGTGTTTTCACCAGAGCGTATCGTGTCCTACAACTCTAGCCGGATTCTGAACTGTGCTAATCTAGAAGCAGTAGAACCTGATAGCGATGGAGATCCTGCCAAGTGGCCGTTCATCCACCAGTGGTTGAACCAGTTGTTCGTGAATAGTTCTGAACACGCCGCTTTAGATTATTTCTTCTCATGGCTGAAGAGGTTTCACTATTCGGTCTTGAATAAAGTCCAATTACAAGGACAAGCTTTGTTGCTGGTCGGGCCGACAGGTCGCGGCAAGTCGCTATTGTCGAACAAAATCATCAGTGGCCTCGTAGGGGGGTTCTCTGATGCGTCTGACTACCTATCTGGTCAGACGAAGTTCAACAAAGACTTAGGTAAGGTAGCGTCTTGGGTCATTGACGACACCACCTCAGCAGCAAGCTTTCAAGACCAAAGACGTGCAACTGAGCTACTCAAACGTGCGGTAGCTAATCCCAGAGTCGAGTATATGGCTAAGTATGCTGACGCTATGTCGATTCCTTGGACTGGCCGTGTGATTATGTCCTTGAACATGGACGCAAACTCGCTGTCAGTGATACCCTCGCTTGATACTAGTAATCGCGACAAGCTTATGGCCCTGTTAATCAGCGAGAAATCAACCAAGAAGTTTGCACCCAATGAAACTCTCGAAGCCCAAATCGCAGACGAGCTACCTTACTTCGCTAAGTTCTTGCAAGACTGGAAAGTGCCGGAAGGTGTTGAGGACGTCGGTCGTTTTGGCGTGAAGTCTTATATTGATCCTACCATCGCAGATGCTGCTTACGACAACAGTAGCCGTAGCACAATCTCTGAACTGGTCGAGTATTTCGCGAAGCGTTGCCGTGAGGTATACCCAGAGATGGAGAGATGGACAGGCACACTCACTGAGTTTCAGGTGCTTCTACATGACTTAAACAGTGGTCGGGAAGTCGGGTCTTCGAGAAATCTAGAGTTCTGCCGGAGAGGCATGATAACTCTAGAAGAAGCTGGACGAGTCAACAAGAAAATCCGCCCGATTACATCTCAAGGACAAGGTAATGGAAAAGTCTGGAGTATTGACCTGAGTGAGAAATACGATATAGGTTATCAAGCGGATGACAAACGAAGATCTACAGATACGCCGACAGGAACTCTGCGGTGAGTTCTGGATGGAACTACGTGAAGCTATGGAGAAACTCGGAGGAGATCCGTCCATCATAGACGCTTACGTAGATGCTCCGCTAAGTGAGTTCGTAGATCTCGTAGCACCGAACGGAATAAGGCCCGTCTTTAAAAGGACGGGCCATATCCACTACAAGCAACTACCGCCGGATGATAAGTGACTCAAAAGAATCAGGCCGACGAGTCCTCTTTATTTCGATGTTATAGCCATCAGCCTTGAATCGAAACCCGTCTGCGTCCCTCTCGCCCTTCTTACTGAACCGTTTTTTGTGGATAATCGACTTCTTAGGCGACCATCCACAGAGCCACACCTTACGAAGGTTTTCGTGGACCCGCATGAAGAAGTATACGTCAGCTTCAAACTTACTGAACTTCGTCTTCACAACTGAGGCGTTGTAGTTAAGCATCGGCCTTGATGTGCATTTCTTAGCCTTAACGTCAACCGTCAGACCTTTGTATTCGTAGTCGTGGGTGAACGAATTATTGCCCACGTAGTTAAACTGCTTGAAAGTATTCTCAAATGCTACCTCACCAAGAAAGCCCGTCATGTTACCCTTACCGTTGGTAAAAGAAGTTCTGAGACTACCTAGAGCTTCAGATCTTTTAAATGCTTCGGCAACGTCGTCAGGCGTTGGTTTGTAGATTATGAAACGACTCAAAATTTACCTTTTCTTCGGCGTATATTCTTCAGAATCTTAGCTGTTTTTCTATGCTTCGCGGTCTTCTCCGCGATACTTTTAGGTTGCTTAACGTATTGTTTACCAGCCTTCATACCCTTTCTTTTCTTCTGACTAGTGCGGGAATACTCTTCGTCAGTCAAAGCTTCTCGCGCAGCCTTCGGTAAATACCGCTCACCTGTCTCTAAAGATGGCTTACCGGATTTGGTTCCCCATTTCTCTCGTGTCCAGTTGTCGAGAGATCTCTGTGACCTACGTTTCGGCATTAGTATCTAGACTTAGGAGTAGCCCGTTTACGAATTATTTTATTAACCTTCTTCTTAGTAGAAGACTTAGTTGATGGCTTTGTATGCCCGTATCCTTTTTTCTTCATAGCTAAATGTTGTTCGTAGGTGTTCGCTTTATAGCCCTTACCGGACTTATCATACATCATGTGTGGTTTGAATTTTTTCATTAGTTTCTGTAGCCTCCTCCTGCTTTTTTGTATCGTGCTGCTAGTAGCTGCGCTTTGCGGGCTGACCACTGGCCAGCTTTACCGCCTTTTGTTCCCGCTAAAATTCTTTTAAACATACGCTTACGCATCTTAGGCTTCGTATAGTTTCCCGCCTCGTTGACGCGAGACTTCGATTTCTTGCGGCGGGCTTTCTTAAGTATTTTTTTCTTCATTCAGATATCCTCTGTTCTACTCGTTCCGCGAACGATGCTTTCTTCTTAGCTTCTTCTTTCAGAAGATTAGCGAGACCTTCCATTCTAGTAGCAACACCTGAACCAGACTTTTTAGCCTGACGGTATTCCTCATTGTCTAAAAACTCTTTCGCGGCTTCGGCGAACTCCCCTTCCCGAATATTTTGCATCGTCTTAGGTGATCCAGAAAGACCGCCCCTGTATACAGAAGAAATAGCAGCGTCCTGAAGCTCTGGCGAGAGGTCAAAGAATTTATCACCTAACATGCTGTCGCTAGTTGCGCGTCTCGCTTTATCACCGATCGACTTCATCATCATAGCTCTAGCGGTTTCCTCAGTAACCGATTTACCAGAAAGGTCGGCGTTTGTCGCGATACCACTCTTTCCTATTGTAATCTTACCAGTGTAGTAAGGAGACTTCTTGTATGATGCATCACTCCCATCACCAATCAAATTACCGTAACCGATAGTCCATAAACCTTTAGAGTCTTTGTAGGGTTTGGATACAAAACCTTCTTTCCCTTTAACCTCTTTGATAAGCTTAGAGAAGTTATAGGGTTTCTTATTTGGTCTGACTAATACGGGATCTGGCATTATTTTAAGCGTTTAAGGATTCGTTCGTAAGCCGGAAAGAAAACTTCGTCGATGCAACGGATACAGGCTTCTTCCTGAAAGCTCTCGCAGAACGAGATGCCTGAAATATGGAAGGAGGCGTGTAACATTTCATGACGTAAGGTCGGTATGATTTGATTTTCTGGTAGTTTCTTATGTAACTGGATTATTCGTTTTTCGTGTAAATACTGTCCGTAGCAATCATCTAAGTCAGCCTTTTGGATCTTGATTCGCTGACCAGCGATCATGACTGACTTTAGTGTTTTCACTTTTTAGATCTGTTCCTTGATTTGCTGAGTAGTCGTAAGTTTCTACGTGAGTTGTTTTTCGGATTCCCGTCCTTGTGGTCAACGTCTTTACCGTTGATCTTCTTACCTAAAAGCTTCTTCATCTTTCGACGTGCGCCATTACGGCTAGCCCGATTCTTTTTCTGCTCAGACTTGCTGTGGTAGTTGTCGTATTCTTTCCGGTAGTTCCTCATTATCCATTAAAGTATTCAACAATCGCCTCAGCGTAAACGCTCGCTAGTAAGGCGTGTTTGTTTTCAAATAGAACCCATTCCTTCGGGCTGCTGCCGAAGAAAGGTTCACATATTACGGCAGGTGGTGGGACGCTCCTCAAGAACGACACGCCACGCTGACCCGATCCGACTGCCTTGACTCCGCGATCCTTTTGAACCTGAAAGGTTTTGCTATGGGCTTTAAGAAAACAGTTCGCGAGTCTCTTACCATTCTGGCTACCCTCGTAGTGGAGGTATTCGTAGCCTTCTGCTTTCGAGCTTGAGTAGCTGTTGAAGTGAAGCTCAATCGCGATGTCGCACTTCTCTTTGCCGATGCTCTGACCTAACCAATCCATTGCACGGGTGTAGCTCTCTGACGGGTAGTCATCGAATATAACAGACTGGATTCCTTGATGGCGTAAGTGGTTCTGTAAAAGATCAGAGACCTCTTTGTTGTAGCACCACTCATTAACACCACCGACAGAGCTTGCGCCTTTGTCGCCTATCCGGCTGTGGCCGACACAGATAGCGACTTTCTTGAGCTTCTTTACCT